ATGTCTATCGATGTTTTTCGACAGCTTAGTGAATTTACTCAAAGTAATAAAAAATATGAGTGGTTTAGTTTGTGGTCCCAACGGTTAGTTGAATCAGTTAAGGAGAAACAAACGGATAATGACGGTCTATTGTAATATACTTGATTGTAAGAATTGGCTTCCATTACAAGACGTAAAGCATATGGATCATAAACCTGGATTCACGCCTTTTGGGAAGACTGATGAATATCATGGGCAATGTGCGTTTAAAGCTATTAAAATGGAATCTACCACGGCCCATAGTCAACACACTAAGCAAGTTTTAGCTGTCTGTGGTAGTTATAATTCCGATGAACCTACTGAATTTCAGTGTTTGGAAGAGCGTTGTCAGTATTTTGTAGACCCTACAACGTGTTCCAAGCTTAAATATGATGAAAATTTATATGTAGGCTGGACAGTGGTTTTCGATGGTCTAGAGAGGAAGGAGATTCCTCGGTGTAAATCCTTTGCTCATCGTAAACGAGAAAATGCGTTCAATTGGGGGAATGCAGCTCAAGGAATATTTTAAAAGATTAAATTTACATAAATACTTTAAATTTGTTATAATGGAGACAGAATGAATGGCTATGTTTCCCGAATTCCATGAAGATGATTTTTCGGTAATGGTGGATCCCCACACAGGAAGAGTGGCTTTAATATGTCCGGCACCAATAATAACTTTTGATGATAATAAAGAATTTAGAGGGTGGCTTTGCTATCTTTTAGAGTTAGTGCCAAAACTAAATAAAGCTTCTAATCAAGATTCAACAGACACAGAAATTGACAAAAATTATGCAACAGAGGTGATTGACGGATGGCAGAAGGAAATCCTCGAAAACCTAAAAACGTCTCCCAAAAAACGTGGGATCAAAAACTCCAAAAAGACGCACGAGAGCTATACGAGCGAGGAATAGCTTTATCAGAGATTGAAGAGCGTCTGGGAATTCCTTTTGTTCTATTAAACGATTGGAAGTTTATGGATCAATGGGAGGTTTTAGATTCTGCTGTCCTTGATCTTCCTGAAGTTATTCCGACGAATAATGTTGAATTAGTTTCAACAACTAATGATGATATCGTTCTTTCAACTGTAGCTGCTAATGAGCGATTGTTGTCTGGATATAGGTTAGTCCAGCAAACTTCGCAAGAGGCACTATTAAATGATAATATTAAGTGGAAGGATAAAAAACAGGCAACTGATGCCTTTATTGATAGTTTAAAGGGTGAAGTTGCTGTTTTAGGAATCGATTTATCTCAACAATTTCTATTAGATATTGCAAAAATAATCAAGGAAGAGGTAAAGGATGAGGAAATTCTCCAAAGGCTTGGGGAAAGACTCGTTTCCCTCGGTAGACTTTACAACGCTAGGATCACTACTCAAGTCTAAACCTGACGATGTAACTGCCGTAACAGACGATTCTTATTCGCCTGATGATCCTTTTGAGCGTACTCCTGTAGACTTAGAGACATTTCTTTATAGTCCAGAGTATCTTAACTTGTCTATGAGGCTTTCTGCTCCACAGTTAAAGTTTGTGGAGTCTTTATCTAATATCTTTGCTTCTACCCACTATACGGAAGGAGTGTTGATGGCAGGACAGGGATCGGGTAAGGATACATGTTCAATTCTTATCGGCCTTCGTATAGTATATCTTCTTCAGTGTCTACGCAGTCCTCAACAGTATTTTGGCATGGACAAGAACAGTTTTATTGATTCAATAAATGTTGCTCAAAATGCTGACATTGCTCGAAATATTTATTTCAGCACTCTTTCTAATATACTTAGAAGTGCTCCACTTTTTGACCCTGAAGTTAACTCAGATGCCATCCCCGTTAGAATTACTCAGCAAACGGTTACATTCCCTAAGAATATTCGTTTGATATCTGGTAACTCAGAGAATGAATCATGGCAGGGATACACCCCCATTTTAATTATTCTTGATGAGATTGATGCTTTTAAAAGTGAACAAGAACTTCAGCGTAGTCATTCTCTAAGAAGTGAAGGTGCTGAAGGGGTATATAATACGGCTAAAGCCTTGGTTCAGTCACGTTTTCCAGGATTAGGCAAGATTATTTGCCTGTCTTGGCCTCGTTTTAAGGGTTCTTTCATCCAACGACGGTTCACAAATGGTAAGATGGAGGATCGAACCTTTGTTTCTTGTCGGGAAGGTGGAGCTCCTTTTGCAACATGGGACTTTAATCCTTCTAAAAAGAAAGAGGATTTTGCGGATTTCTATGCGACCGATCCTGTTTTAGCCAAAGCCCGTTATGAATGTGACCCTCCCTTTGCCCGTGATGCTTATATTAAGGACCCAATGGTTGTTCTACGGGCATTTGATGCTGAGATAGATGAAGTTGGTCAAATAAATTGGAGTGGGTTAAAAACGATTCGGGATGAATCAGGCTTAGAGGCTGGAATAAAATATTTTATTCATGTAGATTTAGGGTTAAGACATGCCAATGCAGCCTTATGTGTCGCACATCAAGGTATTGAGCATGTTGTTATCGATCTCCTCAAGGTTTGGGAACCTGAACCGGATAAGGATGTAGATTTTGGTGCCATTGAAAACTTTATTATCTCCTTACGCGATAAGGGTTTTAGAGTAGTTAATGTTACATACGATAATTATCAATCTGTTAGTTCATTACAAACATTAGAACGATATGGAATCTCCGCAAAATATAAATCTATTGGTCGCAGTAGCCGTGAAGCTTATGACACATTCAAAGATTTGTTGTATCACGAGAAATTAGATGGTTTCTTCGTTAAAGAGATAGTTGAAGAAGTTTTAGGTTTAGATGTGGTTTATGGAGATAAAATTGAAGCTAGACCTGGAATGCAAAAAGATAGAGCAGATGCGGTAGTCGGTGCGGTCCATGGTGTTTTGAAGGATCATGGGGTTGTTACGGGAATGCATCAACTCCCCGGAATTAATTCTTTATTCGAAAATCCTACTAAAAATGAAGATACACAAGATAAATCCCGTAATCCATTACAATCTCCTACGAGTGTGGGTTGGGGTCGAGACGCAGTAAAAGAGCGAATTGTTAGCAGTAGCGCGGATATATGCCTTGTGTGTAGCCGTGTTGGTGGTATAGAATATACAGATGAAATGGGAAATAGAGTGTTTGAGCCTGATCAAGCTTATAAAAAAGTTTGTTTAGTCTGTAGCTCTAAATGGGAGAATCACGAAGGGGATTGGACAATGTCTCGACCCCCTGATGAATTTACCATGAATGAAGTGGTAGGAAGGATTTAATGGGGTTAATTGATTCGTTAGCGAATGCATTTGGTGGCCCAACCATTGTTGGTATGGGTGGTGGGGACGCTTCATCATCGCGTGTTTCCTTATCGGCTGATGGCCCTTCTTCTGACACTCTTGCTAATTATCAAAAAGTTAATGGATTAGTTGGTACTTTAGATTCTTTAGTTAAAGCCGCTGAAACATCACAGGGTCAGGGATCTTCAGGTCGAATGGCCCCTCTTGGATTGGATGCAATCATCCAAGACTGGGTCCGACAACAATTTATTTATCGTCGTAGTATCTTACAAGATTTATATGTTCTTGCTTATCAAGTTACTGAAATTCGATCTGTCGTGTTGGCAATCTTACGAGAAGTGTTTAGAAAAGGATTTGCCCCTTGGCATCAAAAATTCATCCGTAAATGTATTCAGTGTGGTAAAGAATTTGATGATGATGAAGATGAACATTGTGATGAATGTTTTGTATATGAAATCGTAGAACAAGAACTTTACGATGAAGAATATGATGAAATAATCCTTAAGAAAGTTAGGAAGTATAAGAGAGACAAGAATAATAATAAAATTCCTGTCCATACATATATTCCTGATTTTTCCCAGCAGAACGATTTTGAGGAATTACGTGGTAATGCCAATAGTTTCCATCAAACGTTGTTAGATGTTCTTCATGAATTTATGACAGACGTTTTAATTGCAGATGATGGATTCCTTCTCTTTAATAAAGAATATGAAATTGATTCTCAAACTGGAAATATCTCAAAGCAAAAAATCTTTGAAGTTACAAGATTACATCCAGCATTAACCGAATACGATATTGACCGTAAAGACGGATTGCCGGAAAGATCTCATTTCCTTTGCCCGGTTCATCGAGAACAACAAACCCATACAACTCCTGGTCGATGTGATGTAATAGTTCCTGAAGGTTTCAGGTGTAATGCTAAATTAATACCTGCAATGTTCAGATACTATTGGCGTGGACGATATCGTTATTATTTAGCGGATGAAATCTGTCACGCTTCTTTCTTTAATCCATCGAAAACCTATGGCTATTCCCCTGTTCTTACTGTGTTTGAGAAAGTCTTAGCACTTGTGGGTGCTGACAGGACTCTCTATAGATACTGGTATGAACGGCGAATTCCACCGGGGTTAATAATCACTTATACGGACGATCCTGAATCCTTGGAACAGGAAATTGAACGTGTAAAGACCCAAATGCTGAATGATCCAAACACATTTCCGTGGGTGGCTGCTTCAGCTCGTAACAATAGAGGTAAGACTGACTTTGTTAAGTTAGCCTATACCTTCCAAGAGTTAGATTATCTACCTGTTAGGCAGGAGATTCGTGACCGTGTAGCTATGCTATGGGGCGTGACTCCCCTGTTTACAGGTGATGCGTCTAGTGTTGGTGGTCTTACGAGAGAGACTGCTCAGACTGCCATGCATGACAACTTAATTGAATCCTATCAAAATGTTATCAATCATCAAGTACTTCCATTTATGCTAAAACAGATGAATGTTAGTGATTGGGAAATAGACATGATACCTCCGCAGGAGAAAACTGAGGAGATTGAGTTAAGTGTTGAAAAGTTGCGGATTGAGAACGCTGTTCAAATGTTGCAACTTGGATATGAACCAATCAAAGAGAAGGGTAAAGAGATTAGGTTTAAGTTCAAGAAAGCTGAACAACAACCTGGAATGATGCCTGGAGCACCTGGGCAACCACCCACCCCTGGTATGCCTGGTACTCCTCCCGACGGTGGGATGCCCCCACCTCCCGGTGGGGCACCTCCAGCCCCAGCAGGTGGTGGGGGTGGCCTGCCAGCCGAAGTGGATCAGTTACCCCCACCTCCGCCCATTGAAGGACCGGAGGTTACTGAAGGGGGCGATGCTCCTACTGAAGAGGAAGAAGAAGTTAATCCTAACCTCATCGAAGATGAATTGGATGAAGAAGAAGCTGATGAAAGTGGAGACGTGTAATGGTTGCACCTCTTGAACGTGGCTATGATGCCAACGGCAAAACTCAAGCTGAAAAACTTGTTGAGGGATTAGACGCTCTTTTTAAACAGGAAGAGCGTCTTGAACTCATTTATAGTTTGGATGACATTATCACAGCTTCTTCTACTTCTTTCTATTTTAAAGATGTTTCACATAGAACTCTTTCTCGATATAACGAAAATGGATCACTTTCATCTGACTACCTATCAATGCAAATCCCTGGCACGGAACCCGTTGGAGGTAGTCCTTGGGGAAAGTGGGATGCTCCAAGTGCAGGCGAAGAGTCTATGGTGGCAGCTCAAGAGCAAGCTGAGTGGCCTAATTATGGTTTCGGTGAGTCCGAAGCCAATCAAATGTTTGAGGATTTATTCCCATCTGATACTCAGAATAGTTCTTCTTCTCAAGAGGCTGGTCAAGCTGTTATTGATGCGTCTCTTGGGTCTGGGTATGAAACTCAAGACCCTAGTAGCGGAACACCTGGATTTCCTAAAGATGGGATGCGAATCAACGGTAAAAATGGAGATTTTATTGTCTCCTTAGCTGAGTTTAAAAACCCATCTGGTGGTTTCAATGTTCGTAGAGCTGATTCAAATACACCATTAAATTCACAGCCAATCAAACGTTTTAATAATGCTTATGCAGCTGTTCGAAAAGCCCACGGTCCTGGAAAACTTGATGCTAAATTTGGGAATAAGAATAAATACTCTGTTAGCCGTCAAGAACGTCGTAACCTTCTTAAAGGTGCAGATAAAGCTCTTAAGTCAAGAGAAAAAGCCGTTAAAAAGGGTGCCCAGCAACGTGCGCGACAAAAATGGATCAATGATAAGAAAGATTTCATCAATGAAATTCCTAATAATGCAAAGGATGCAGCGGGTAGAGGTTTAAAACGATTAGGTGAAGCTGCGGCTGATTTTGGTACTGATGTTAAAGCATATGCAGAGATAATTGCCTTCCCAGCCATGAAGGAGAAGGCCAAAGAATTAGGTCAAAAAGTTTTGGATGGCATGGATGTCCTTGCCAACTATCAAAATGAATTTTCTGCCAAGGTCCAAAAAGAATGGCCTAAAGTACGTGCCCAGATTGAGCGTGGTGTTGAATTTGCTAAACCTCATTTACAGAATATAGCCCTAGATCTTGCGAATCAGGCTGAAATGCTTGTTCAAAATGGTGTTGCTGGGTATGAGGCGGCAAAACAGTGGGCAAAAGAAAAGTATCCAATAGTTCAAGGTTTAATTGAACAAGCCAAAATTAAAGGTACTCCGGCATTTAATGCTGCTAAGGGTAAATTGGATGCTATCACCTCTAAGGTTCTTATTGGTGCTGGTAAGGCATATGAGGCTGGTCGTAGTGTGCAAAATGCTACGATGGGTTTCATGGATCGGGTTAAGGGTGAATTCAATGAGGGTCGTCGTCAAGCAATTGAGGCACGATTTGGGAAACAGCCTCGTGGTGAGTTTTATGAGCAAAGGGGTGCTCAAGCTTACTGGGAGAAACGTGGAGACTTAGCCACCGAAATGGCTCAAGCTAAGAATGCTTATGAGAAGGGTGCCGATAAGATCGGTCGTACAGAGTATTCCGATAAAAAAGTTATGGGTACTGATGGCAAGATGAGGATTGCTACAGATGCTGATGGCAATCTTATGTCGGGTGAGAATCAACGTAGGGCTGCTTTGGATGCATTAGGAAAAGAGTATATGAAAGCGTCTGCGTCAGTTGAACAGGGTGCTCTTGAAATTGGGAGTAGCCTAGAAGCAGTTAAAGATCATGTTCAAAAGATTTCAGACCCGCGAAATACTACGTCACTTCCACCTGCTGCTGGTTGGCCTTCGGCTTATGGAGGAAACAATAAGGTTCGACAACTTCAAAAAAATTTAAAGATTGCAGGTCTACAACCTTATAAAGGTACAATCAGAGCATTTCCAGATATCGTAGAACATGAACTTGAACGTGGGGAAGAGGAACAGCCAGCCTTAAGTCCGGGGCAGGATGGTGGCGACCAACCAGCCTTAGGTTCAGGTCAAGATGGTGGTGGTCAACCAGAGTTAGGCCCAGGACAGGGTGGTGAACAACCAGCCTTACCTCCGGGTCAAGATCAACCAGCTTTAGGCCCAGGACAAGCTGCTATTCCTGGTGTCGGACTTCCAGGGGTTGGACTTCCCGGTGGGGGTGGCGGTGGTGGAGGAGATACTTCGGATAGAGAGTATTTAAAGCCGGGTGAGCAGGGACCTCCTGGTGTGAAAGTACATCAAGGTGAATCTCGTGGTGAAGATGGTAAACAGTCAAGATATTATCTTCGCAGTGAAGCCAAACAAAATAGAGCTCAGGGACAACAAAATAGTGCTCAAGCTGGCCCTGAATCTGGTGGAAAAGGGGATCTCTTAAATCCCCAAGGCCAGACAGTGGGGCAAGTAGATGCTGTTGTTAAGCAGCGGTCAAACGAATATGCCAATGGAGGGCCAGAAATGGCTAACAACAATGGAATGGCTGAAGAGCAGCCTCAAGATGATTACAAAGCTATGATTGCACGGGCGGTTGAAGCAGCCAAACAAGAGCAAGAAGAGTCTAAAGTCCGTATGGCTAAGGCTGGAGCACGAAGGGCTGTAGCTAAAGCAGGTGAAGCTGAGGCTAAAGCTGAAGAGGCTGAGAAGGAAGCTGAATCTAATATAGCAGGTATCTTGAGTAAGCTCGACTCAGGTATTGCTACGTTAACTGCTCATTCAGATCCGAAAGTTTCGAAGATTTTATCTAAATTATCAAATGATATTGATAATTTGGGTAAAAAGAAAACAACTAAAAAGTAACCTATTGGTGAGACTATGACCACTTCGTCTATTCTACAAAAGTTAGATATTCTTGAGTATCAAGAAGAACTTACTGACGTTACTTCTTTAGCGGAAGGATTAGTTCAACTACAGCATCGTCGGTATCCACATTTGGTGCCGATGTATCGAACAGTGCATCGCACTGTTCCCCGTAAGATGACTTTTCGTGCTATTCGTTGGGTAAATCCTAAACGCATGTTCCCTGGAGCAGGTCTTTCAGAACAAGAAATGAGAGATATGACTCCTGAAGAACGTGAAAAACTTATTGTAGACCTCAACACGTATCGTGAAGAGGCATTTGTCATTCACAACCGCTACAATCAGATGATTTGGATGATTGAGCGCGGTCAAAAGCCTTATTTTATTCCTTACGCTAATATTCCTGAAGATCGTTGGATGACGATGCAGGATTATATGGACAGGGCCGAGCGTCTGAAAGACGGAACAAAGACATGGGAACATGCTTTGGATGTGCAGGCCGATACTTTACGTCGAGTTCTTCGTGAGGAAGATAGTAAGAAATTAGATGATATTGAAGGTCTATGGATTGGGCCAGATGGGGAAGCACGGGCACCCTTGTTCATGGATATCAAGCAAAAACGTGGACAAGTTCCGATGCGGAAGGAACGGACTGTTAAAGGTCCGGATGGAAATGTTCGTCTAAAGGTTGTACCGAAAGCATTCCCACGACTCTTTCTCGCCGTGCATCCAGATGAAGTTCGAGAAGGCGAGAAGAACAGACTTCCCCCAGAAGGACAATGGTTAGATGCTGGAAGAGTTCATGACTCTCAAAGAGATTTAGCGGCGCAGGTTGGTGATGCTGGTTTCCATTTATTGCGTCTTCCAAAGGCTCCATTTCGTTTAGGAACTGCTGTCCGAGATCATTTGCGACAGAATGGGCAATTTATCTCGGCTCCTGCTGGACGAGGAGAACATCCTGTACAGTTATTCTTTGATAATGTGCCTGAGAATGCGGTAAAGAATCGTCGTTGGCAACGTGTGTCTCAGCCGGAACGTGGTGGTCGTCATGCTACTGGTGCTCCGTTCTCTGGGCCTGAGGGCAGACATCAGCGTCCTGAATCACTCAGTTCTAATCGTGTGTCACAGGCTGAACGTGATGCAGAGGAAGATAGGAGAGCTGCGAGTGCTGCTAGACGACTAAGAGCAGTACCTCAAAATAGAGCAGAGAGACTAGCCCAAGAACGTATTGAACAACAACGACAGAACCGCCTACGGCAAAGGCAGCAGGAACCTGATCCGCAAGCACAAGAAGAACGTGAGCGTGACATAGCGGAAAACTTACAACCGGGTGAGCGACCTCCAAGGCCGGGGGAAAATGTTGCTGAAGCACGAGCTCGTAGAGCCGAGCGAGAGCAACAGAAGGTTGCAGAGAATGCGGTCCGACAACAACGACAAGCAGCGAGACGGGAAGAACAACGTCGAGAGGCTCAACGAGTTTATGACGCAATGGCTCAACGGGATGGAATGCCTCGGTCTGATCAACTTGCAGCGAGTGAGGAAATAGCTAAAGCCCGTGCTGATTTATTAACTGAGGTTGGGGCGGAAGAATATCGTTTTAGCAAACCCAGTAAAGATCCGTTGCGTAAGCGGAATCCTGGGGAAGATATTTTTGAAAGTGCCAAATTTACGGGTCAAGGTGGTATACGGGGAGAGAAAAACTTTACCGTTATGATGGACGGTAAAAAATGGATTTATAAAGTTCAGTCAGGTGACAGTCGAGGTGAGGCTTTTGCTTTTGCGTTAGACCGTGCAATGGGATTAAATGTAATGCCTGCGGTTCATATGAAATATTTTGGTATGAAAGCCTTACAAAAAGGTTTTGAAAATGCTGGAATAGATTTAGCTGGGAAGGATAAGAGTGCCATCGAACAGGGAGAACAGGGTGGTGGGCATCTAATGGAATTTTGTGATGATTGTTCGATGCCCGGATCAGCAGAGGGTGATGCGACTCTAAAGAAGATGATGGGTACAGAAGAGGGTCGAGCATCCTTTATGGGATTAACTATGCTTGATTTTATGACTGGAAACCACGACAGGCATGGTGCTAACTGGTTAGTGCATAAAGATGGTTCAATTGTAGCTATTGATAATGCCTTAGATAATATCAGTAGAGATCACAAGACGATGGGAACATTTCGTGCTGGAAGCCGTGGTGGTATTGGTGGAGTCCGGCACGGGCAAGATTGGAGTGATGTAGGAGCTCGGGCTGGATTGACACGAGATCAGGTTAAAGGTGAAGTTGGTGTCTTTTTTGATAAAGCGTTTGCTAATCCCGCATTGATTGAAAAAGCTGCCAAAGGCGTTAATGCCACTTTTGGGGATCAAATGACTGGTTTAGCGGCTGATCCTCAAAAGTTGACAGCAATGCGAGATAAATTTGTTGAGCATTGCTTAGACAATATGAATACAATCTTAGGAAATCTTGGAATTTAATTGACTCACAGAGTAATCAATGCTATACTTATGGTACTCATACCATAGGAGATTTACATGGCTGTTACATTAATATATACAAATTCTGAGAATATACCGTTAGCCAAAAATATTGTGGCGGTGGCATTACCCTCTTTTAAGGTTCTAACGAGGGATAAGGACTCAGATATTCCTGACCATCTTGGGGGTTTTCCTGATCGTTGGAAAGCCAACAACAATAATTATCGTAGTCGCATTGCTGAAGACAGTGTTAAATTCTTCGAAGATAACTTTACCAATGGTGAATTATCTGCCCCTGAAGCGGGTGACAGTGAAATGCCAGTAAGTGCTTTCTATTGGGAGATACTTAGGTTGTATGACACTCAAGTAATGTCGAGTGGGATTTTCTCTGATGATGAAGCCCGTGAGATTCTTCAGGAAGGAGGATGGTTTAATGAAAATTAGAGAGCTTTTCTGGAAACAGAAAGAAAATGAAGCCTCAGATACGAAGGACGAACAAGAAGAGGAAGAAAAGGACGAGAAGAAAAATCCTGAGATTTGGTGGATTTATGATGGAAGGGGTGTTTGTCTAGGTAATGTCGCCCTAGATGCCACTGGTTCCTATAGTGCTCAAATCTCGAAAGACGACAATAATCCATTTTTTGATGAATTAATTCATATTACTGGTCCTTTAGGTCACGGTGGTGACGAGTTCAAACATAGTGTAGTCATCACTGATGTTGATTTGGATGAGGTTACAGAAGCATATAATAATGCTGGCTTTGCGGTGGTTGGGGCCAGTGATACAGACCATGAAGAACTTCTTCGTGAATTAGATAAACTTCAGACCGTTAAAGGTGGGGAGAGTAAAAAATATAAATGATCTCTAAATTAGCAGATAAAATTAGACCCCAAGCATTGACTGCTGTGGTAATTTTAGGTCTTATAGCTGGCTATGGAATGTTTATGGGCCAAAGTGAAATCGCTGCAGGTGCAACTGGTGGCGTTGTTGCTTTGGTCAAAGATATTATTCAAACTGAGAAGTAATGACAGAACTGTCTAACGCAGATAAACTTTTATTGCGACTGGACTATACACTTGCAAAGCAAGCTGTGGCTGAATATCGTCAGGCTCAGACTGAGAGGTCTGACCCGGCCGCTGACCCCCGTGCAGAGCAATTTGAGCAAGAGGGAAAACCTCGTTCAGAAGAAGCCAAAGAAGACCCTACTGGAAAGGTTCGTACTAAGATCTATGAATTAGTACACCGGGGCGGTAGGACTTTTGAACGTGCTAGAACTGCATGGGTTAATCCAAAGGTTGCTGAACAGTTAGAACAGCGAAAACGTGCGTCCGATTGGATTCGAATGTTGGGTAATTACCTACCTATTTATTTTGTAGGTGGATATGTTCGAGATAAATTCTTTAAAAAGGTATCTAAAGACATTGATTTAGTTGCTTTAGTTTCTCTTGAAGAAGCTAAAGAAGTTTTGAAACAGATAAATATCGAGTTTACAGAGAGACAGAATTCTCATTCAAGACTACAGTTCGAAGTTGGCGGGATGAAAGTTGATTTAATTTCAACTACTCCTGATGATTTACTTAATAATCTTCGAAGTAGGGATTTTACAATTAATGCTGTTGCTCAATCTGTTACAGGTCAATTTTATGATCCAACTAGAGGCATGGAAGATATCAAATTAAAGTGGCTACGGTCCCCCAATAACGATAGTGTTAAATCTTTCAAAGAAGATCCGGCTAGAATCTTGCGTGGTGCTAGATTCCTAGCCGATTTTCCTATTAAAACCCATCCATCTGTTTTGAAAGGTTTAAAGGCTAACTCTGAGGCATTATCGGGGCTTAAGAAGCGTCGTATTGGATTTGAACTTGTTAAGATAATGCAGACTGAAAAGTCTTGGCTTGGGTTACAATTTTTAGCGGATAATGATCAGCTTAAATTTATCTCAAAAGATTTAGTTGCGATGGAAGAAACCAAGCAACGGGGCAAGAATCACAAACAGACTAATGTTTGGAAACATACGATTACAGCTCTTAAAAATGCCGCTAGTACTGATGCGATTGTAAATCTAGCTATTTTATTCCATGATATTGGAAAAAATAAGACTGGAACTGACAATAATACCCATTTCCCCGGTCATGATAAAACGGGCGCCCAAATGACAACGAGTATCCTAACCGAATTGGGTGTACCTAAAGATACTGTTAACCGTGTGGCTAATATAGTTGAAAATCATCTCTTTATGAGTAAGGTTGGACCAAAGGGAGATGAGGCTGAATATAAGAAATTAGCCGTAACCTTAAAAGGTGATATAGAACGATTCTTCAAAGTTTCAGAGGCGGATGCTAAGGATCACAAAGAATACGACCCTAAATGGCTTGAAGTTGCAAAGAAACGAATGAATAAGATTAAATCTTCTAAGCCTGACACGGCTGGTGAAGAGGACACAGATGAATTGAAGAAATCACAGCAGTATTTAGTGGATGAATCTATTGAAATACTTCTTTCACATGAGTCTGGATTAGTCTATGTTGATGAGATGTTAGATGTGGTGGGTATAAATGGCTAAAACCGGACGACCTAAGTTGTTGCAAAAAGACGGTCATCATAGACATGATGGCTATACTCGTTGGCATTCTGTCGATCAGTCTCATCATCCCGATTTACATGACTATTTATATAAATCTGAGGAAGAAATTGAGCCTGTTCTTACGGGAATGGAACCTGGTCCGGCCTTAGATATTTATAATTTAATACTTGATTTAGAGAAGATGGAGTATGGTAATTCTCTCCTCTTTGAACTTCAAAATTCAATACACGCTATTCTTGCAGCTAAAAAGATGCAACAAACTAAACGTCCTACTCAAGAAGTTCGGCATGAACAGTCAGCTATTGGTGCAGCGGATGCTGAAGATCGAGAACCTAACACGTATGGATTGCCATAATGAATAAATCTTTTGTTAAACAACTGATTGATATTGTCCTTCTATTAAAGGATGAGGTTGGTGGTGGAATGCATCCTGGCGGTGGTTCTGTTCAACCTCCATCCAAACCACCTACACATCCAACTACACCAAGAATGCATCCTGGTGGCGGAGGATATGCGTCTCGTGAGAAACGTCAATATGATCCTAAAGGTCCCCATGAAGGGCCACGTAAGGGTCATTATTACAAACCTGGTGAACGTGAAGTTGGTGGTGTACAGGTAGAAATGGTTCAAGCTCCTGAAGCTAAGAAACCTGGTTCAGATGACCCCCTAGATGCGGCAATTAAGCGAATAAACGAACATGAATCACAGCAACGGGAGCAACGTAATAGTCCTCCGCCGATAGTACGTAGGCGCAAAGCTGGTAAATTAGGTTCTACAGACTTAAAAAAACATCAATTAGATGTATCTATGATGTTAGATCCCTCCTCCCTCTCTGAGGGTGATCGAAGACGTACCAGAGCTGGTATGTTAGTGGACGATCAAGGTAAGAAATTGGAGCGTACTACAAATGCTACTAGTCTTGTTCGAGATGCATTAAAAAAATTGTGGAAGGATGAAGGCAGTCTTTTATTTGCTTCTCGTTTGGATGAAAAAGGTTATCCAATGCTGGCGGTTAACATATCAACCAACGATTTGGTAGAAGCAGGGGAAGTTAAAGATCAAAATACTTTAGATTCATTCTTAGACAAAATAGCAGAACTTACATCTGGAGAGTATCAGGGGAAGTACGCTGGAAGACATTTATTCAAACCTCTTACTAAAAAACAGCAGGAGGCTTTTGGATACATGGGCTATAATCCCGATCTCTATAGTTTTTCTTTCCGGGGCAGAGAATTAAATGAAAATAAAGATTTAATGGATGATCAGGATCAATCGAATAATGTTGGGGGCAATAGATTTAGGATAACAATAGATAAAAACGATCTTGTTAAAAAGAGAGCTCCTAAATCTATAGAAATTAATATAGGTTTTGCTCCAAGAGATAGAGGAACAAAAGAAATACAGAGACTAGAGTGGGAATTTGATGGTGTCCCCCATGAAGAGGCAAGTAAACGAGAGTTAGCGGCTAATATAAATTCGGGTCTGTTCCCAGAGTCGATGCAGGGTAGAATGAAAGAAAGACTTAAACAGCTTACTGATCGCGCAATGAAAGCTGGAGGCGACTGGGGAGTCGATTGGTACGAAGGCGAGGATGGTCGCTTAGAACAACGGTAATTATCGTTTAGGATCTAGGAGGGCGACATGAATAAGATTAATCTAATTGCTACTATAGTTCCTCTTTTAATTGTTGCTATTGGTCTTATTGGATGGGTAACTACTTTACGTGGTGATTTGAATGTTGCCCAAACACAGGTTTCAGATCTTAAAGCCCAAGTTGCATTGATACAAGGGGAGTCCAAAGAGGGCGCGATAGCAATCAGTAATCTCCATGACCTTATAAAAGATTTCGATGAAATCGAAGAAGTTATCGATAGAGTGGATGTCGCACTATTTAGACTGGATGCAATAGAGCGAGAGGCTCAAACGAATGCCCCCGCAATTGCTGAATTGGAGAAGAATTTAGCTGTTGCTAATGACCAAATGAGAACGATTATGGCAGATCACAATGGATTTGCTGACGTACTAGATGATTTAGGTAAGGCGGGAGTGTTGCCTAGTGGGGAACGTCGGGCTTACGGAGGTTACGGAAACTAGGAAAGGGAATACAGGAAAGGAAAGGTATGATAAAGAGTAGACGGGGAATAAGAAAATCTATAAAATGTTTGTTAGGTAAGCACCAATGGCAAAAATATGGATCTAATGAATGGTTTACATGTCTTTGGTGTCCTAAAAAGGTGAAGGAAGTTTCATAGGAGAAGGTACAAATGGTTAATGAGTTTTCTGGTTCCACAGGAGAAGGTAAGGATTTTGTTCAAGGGTTTGAAGAGGTAAATCAAACTACTCCTTCGAAACGAGGCCGGGGCCGTCCCGCAGGTTCCTTGAATAAATCAAATGGTACAAAAGAGTTACAAGCTGAAATAGATGAACTTCGAAGTACTGTGAATTCTCTTAAAGATACGATTGAACGGATGCAGACAAATGCTGCAGTAGCAACTATTCCGGCATCAGTTTCAACGACAAACTCTCTTCAAGGGGAGGAGTCACAAAGATTAACAGTAGTTCAAGCTTGGGTTGAAGCGTTCCATCATTATCTAAATACTGGGCGAATCACTAACTCTGTAGATGGTACAGCGGAAGCAGCTTTAGAAGCGATAATGCGGAAACTTCCTGAGAATCCATCTGTAGATGAGTATCAGCCCTTGGAAGAAAATGTAACATCAGAAAGGTATTACAGCATCCAACATGGTGGTGATGCCTCCTAATAAGGTAAGGACTCGTCGTCCACGTAAAAGGGATCAGCATGGTCCGACGAGAAATCCCCGTACTATTTCAAAATCTGCAGCATTTTGGGATAGACTGGCAAGACAGGAGCCGAATAACGCCGAAATGACGTTATTCGGCCTTATGTGTTATTTGGGGATGCCGTATAGATATACGGGAAACGGTCAATTTTTATTGATGGGACGCTGTCCCGATTTTGTACATCTAACAGATCGTAAAATAATAGAGTTATATGGGGAACGATGGCATAGCCCAGAGGAAGAACAACAAAGAATAGATTTATTTGCCAGAAGTGACTATCATGTTCTAGTCGTGTGGCAACGAGAGTTAAAACCAAAATCTGAAGATCGAAAAAGACTTTATCAACGTCTTCGAGATTTCGAGAAATTAGATGACATCAATAGGACGGTTCCCGCACATTGAATATCCATGTCCAAGATGCAATGGACCGATTGTGGTTGATGAAGATATATTACCTGACAATACTTACGAACTAGTATGCTTGCAATGTGCAAATAGAAATTTCCCGGCTGAGATGGAAATAGCGATTAATATGATTATTAAGCTAAATGGTTCGCACGGTAATTAAATGTTTGCTGAGTGGGCACCAATTGTTGGAATCGTGACAGGTGGTCTTGCGGCCGCTGGGACTATATATGGTTTTGGTTTTAAATTCTCTAAGCTAGAAACCCGTGTTAATTTGATTTGGACTGTTTTTGTTGAAGATGCACTTCGCAATCAGGTACGATCTGGGCTCTTAACTCATAGTTCTCCATATGCAAAGACGGAATATGGAGAGAGTTTGGGAGAAGTGGTTTCACCTGAGATCAATCAGAAGATCAGTAAACGATCCTTTAAGACTGATCATGAACTAGCAACTGCTTTAATCAAAGAAATTGGATTAAATACGATAATAAATAAAAGCCAAGATATGAATATCACAGTTCAAGAATTTTTGGCTTTAGGTGTTTGTACTCTTAAGAACGATGGTGTTTGACGATTCTGAAGTGGCAATGCAGGGATTTGTCTTAGATTGTGCTATTTGCCATCGAATGCTGGTATATCCAATCCACCATGAAGAACATTTAAATGATTGGAACCATCATGGAAGACTTTGTTTAAAATGTATAATCCGGCTTAAATATCCTGAGGAACATTTAGAGGGATATATCATCGAATCTCAAAAGTTTGCGGAACTCTTTAATATTATTTAGAGAATTCTCCTAATAGTTCGTTGATTATGCTCTCCCCACGATCCCGTTGACGTTCTCCGTCTAATACGGCTGCCAACACATCACGCTTATATTCCACTAGCTTTGCCATTTTGGCATCTATGCTGTTCTCTATCTGCATGTAGTGGATGAAGACCCCCCGATTTTGCCCAATCCGATGTATTCGATCCTCCATTTGCTCTTCCATGCCTGGGGTCCATTGACGTTCCACAAATAAAGCATTGCTAGCGGCTGTGAGTGTGACTCCCATCCCCATCGCTGTGGATGCCAGAAAGACCATGCAATTCTCATCTTCTTGAAATTGATCGACCAAGGCTTGGCGATCTTGGTTGGGAGTGCGACCATCTACTGTCACATGACCAATTTTCTTTTTAGTGAGATATGCATTTATTGTATCCATCACATCATGGTGATGCCCGAATACAACTAGTTTTTCCCCCGAATCAACAAAATTAGTAATGATTTCCTCGGCCGCATCAGCCTTAGCCAATCCCACTAAATGTCGTAAGAAGTTTAATTTCGAGAGAAGCCACATCCGTTTGTCCTCATATTCTTGAGAGACTTCGGCTTCTTCATCCGCAGATAAACTTTTTAAGCTTTGCACTAGATCTAATTCCGCTGCACGATAGTTTTGGAAATAGCTTCCGGGCATGTCGATGTAGATATTTTGACGGCTCTTTTCAGGGAGTTCAGTCAGTACTTCATCTTTTCTCCGTCTAATCATCAAAGGATGTATCAATTGACGGAGCTCACTTACACGACTAGCACCTTTAAAGGTGTACCCGAATCCATTGTGATAGCCATTACAATATCTCATTCCAAACTGAAATTGGGAAGAGAATTGCTTTGGACTAATCATATTTAAAAACGTATAGAATTCGATGGGACGATTTAGGATTGGAGTACCTGAAAGTCCAATAGTGAATTCAGCGGCTTTTCCAAGTTTTCGAGCTGCTTTAGTCCGTTTGGCAGACCGTTCTTTGAGGTAGGTTATCTCATCAAATATTACAATTTGAAATTTCCGCGCTAATAGTTGTTTCTCAATCTTGGCTCTCCATATCAAATCATAGTTAATGATAACTACATCGGCATCCGAATCGACTAGATCCTTACCTTGATCAATGATTTGAATGGAAGTACCAGGAAGCCATTTCTCAACTTCTCGATACCAGTTCCTTTTAAGTGATGCAAGTGTCACTACCAAGATTGGGCTAACTTGTGGATGTAAGGAACAGAAGGCTAAAGCTTCAATGGTCTTTCCTAACCCCGGTTGGTCCCCTATTAACGCTCCTCTCGTCCCGATTCTGGCCTCTAAAAAGGCTACAGCGAGTTCTTGGTAGGGATAGAGAGGAAATGGCGTATTTAGACGCTCACGTACATCCTCAAGAAGTTTAAGACTATCCACCTCGACTAGATCTTCTTTAGCTGTAGCCGTAGACATATCTGTCAACGTTGGTTCGTCGGAGGTTAGCGTGAAATAATCACTGATCGTGTCAGCGATATTTGGATAATGAGGGCGAATCATCTCGGCTGCAGTAGGGAGGAACGCCTCTGGGATATCCCACCCTCTATCATTCGGACGATACTTACGCCCTGGAATAGATTTAATTTCGTCGATTAATTCTTTATTGTAAGGGAATTGAACTAACATAGCTTACGGAACCTGAAATTTGATTTCCCAAGTCGCTGTACCGTGGACTAACCCACATTCTAAATCGGGAACTTGAGCATAGAGATATGGAAGTAACTTTTCATTGTTGTAATTAAGCATTGCCCGTATAGGCATTTGAGAAAAGGCAGTGTAGAATTTTGCAACAGCCTTTTCCATATCCTCAGGGAGTAATTCCATACTGGAGATATTGGAATAGTTGATATACCCTTTCATACCAAAGATCGCTATTACTTCTTGAAACCCTCGAATGGGTTCAGGAACGTAATCGGCTTTGGGTACATTAACACTGCCTAAAGGACGGCCTCTCCCGCGTTTTGTAGGGGTTTTAACAGTGGTAGTGGGTTCTGCCACTGTTTCCTTGTTCTTGCTACCCGGTGGGCGCCCTCGATGGGCGGTAGTTACTTTAACTGGTTGAGTTTTTATTTTATTCTTAGAACCTTTGGGTCGTCCTCGTGGCATGTGAAGTACCTTCTTTTGAAATTTGATATTAAAAGTATAGCCGATATATAACCTTAAGTCAAATTATGGTTCATTTCTTAGATCATCTAATTGTTGTTGAATAGCGTCAAGTTTAGAAATTCTCAAATCTACGTGATTTTGTACCTCTAGATATTCAGCAACATTTATCATATATTCGTGAACAGATTCTTGTTCAGGTTCTGGTTGAGGAATTTCTTCTAATGGTTTCTCTAATTCTTTTTTCTTACGTTTGAAGAAACCCATTTACGCTTGTTCCTTTGTTGGAGTGTGGTCAGTTATATCTACTGCCCATAAATCAAATACTGTGGCGATTCCGACGACAATACCCTCTTTCACTCCAACGGCGATATCACCATCATATTCCGGGTGGTAAATCATTTCGTATCCATTATCTATCAGAATTTGTGAAAGATCTCGTTTATCTGTTGCCTCTGCAATTTTCCAGCCTTTACCTTTGTTATAGAGAAAGACATAGAGGAAACGATAATCAGAACCACTCGGAATTTTCACCATTCGGTTATATAGTAGTCTGAAACGACTTTCACATCCTCACTGTTCGAAATGTTTTCCCATGGTCCTAATGTTTTCGCGTGAGTGCCAGATCGATTGATTTTAGCGTTTGACCCACCCACTACACCTTTGTCTTTTTCCACTAAAACAATTTGAACCATTTCATATCGATCATCTAATGGCATGTCTCTAACTCGATCATATTTCTTAACTTCTTCATAAAAAGTAGTAGCCCATGCCTCAACTACAAATGCATAGGCTTTTGCATTACTCTCCTGTAATTTGTGAAGAACTAGATGAGAAATCTCATCTTTAGATCCACTTATCCCATATATTCCAAGTTGATTATCTTCAGTGCTTACAATCAATGTGGGAAGAAGGTCGTCATTGGTTAGATGGATATTCATTGCGGCCCCTTGTTGGGCCATGTTATGCAAGTCATTAGTTGTGATAATCATGAAGTTAACCTTTTAATTTATGTCCTAAATCTCTACAAGTTCGATTGCAATAAATATTTGAAGATCGAGAAGATCGACTTTTATAGATTGAAGTCATCACAGTTACGGGTTGGTTACACTGGACGCAAAGGAAGGTTGTTTTCCCTTTTGGATGCCTACATTCTGGGCTACAGTATAACATTCGCCTTCGTGGGACTGGCTGATTACAGGTTAAACAAAGCGATTTAGGTTGACCATAAACCCTACCACTCGATCTGGTTGACAAGTTTTCAACGGAAAGGATTTGGCGGATACGTTCTCGTGTATAGCCTACAGCATCCCCAATTTCCCTTAACGTCATTTCAGGAAAGGCTTTTCGATATTCAACGGCTTGTTTCCATTTAGTGTGTCTGTCTCGGTTAATTGGCTGTGAGTTCATAAAGACATCTCTGAAGCATCGGCCTCTTCATCATCGCCCTCGAATTCCATTATCAAGGGAGGGAGTTCATCTGCTTCATCAGCCTGTCGTTTGTCTATCTTATCCTTTGCTTCAATTAAATCTAACGCTTCTTGTACGTCAACAGTTTCTGCCTCTTCCGTAGCCACTTCAGCATAGCCTTCAGCTTTAACTGCATCTCGTCCCTCTTGTGCAGGATCGGTTAGATATTTATCGGTATTATCCACATTTGCTTCTTGGATGATTCCATCCCACTTTTCTTCCAACTCTTCGAGTTTTTTATCTCCTGCACCATATACAGCAGCAAGTCGTAGTTCTTTAGCTTTTTGATCTTCATCTTTTTCGGCCTTTGTCTTATTCACCTTCGGGGGACGGCCTGGCTTACGTTTTTCAGGGATAACATCTGACCTAGTTGGAGTAACTATCATGTCATTGCTGTCGATGAAATTAACCATCAGTTGTTCTCCAATCATTTCATCAACGATAGTGTCAAAGGCCCATTCAGTGACCTCAGCTTGATTCTCATTTTTGACTACCCAACCTGTTAATGTGACCTTATATAATCGTTTACTCGTCATTTTTATCGTCTCCTTTTAAATTAACCCTGTTTCTTTACGTACATACTCCAACATGTTCATGATGGTAGTACCGCCTGCCTTATTCATAACTGGTTTATCTATTCCCTTTCGGTATGATAAAACTATTCCCAGCCAATCGGGGTTATCACGGGACCAATCAATTTCGCCTATACGACGAATAACGTCTTCGTAAGTGGATGATCCAATACGTTCTTTACGTGTAAAGTACAATTCATGGAATACAAGCCCCAAAGTTTGCCAGCCAGAAGCAGTTAGGTGTACATAATCATGATTTTTAAACTGCTCTACACCCATATGTTTTGCTATTGAGCCAATGAAATATTCTAAGTTAGCTAGAATATCCTTTTGAGTATCTGATGTGAGGTTTGGGTTTTTAACGGAGTGCTTTTGACTACTCGCTTGAAACGCTCGTCCTTCACACGCTCCACGAACAAACCTTAGTAACACTCTTTGTGCCACAAGACATGTACTTTTCCCACCCAAACTTTGACTATTCTCTTCCATACGTCCATAAAAGTTAACGGTAGCAGACGTTCCAAGATCTCCAGTCAGTTGAACATATTGATCTGATAGGTCAAACCGTTTATATAAAGAGACGGGGATATCATTTTGTAAGAATTGGAAATTATAAAAAAGTTGCCTCAGTTCACCTAACGTTAAAATTTCTTCTTTTGGTGCAAAAAATGTCACTGGAAATGTAACTGAGTCAATTTTTTCCATGTCCATTGAGTCAATAACGGCTTCCATTATTTCTAGGCCATTAAGTAATACCCGTATATTTGTCTCAGCTAATTCTAAATTTAATTGACCAGCAATACCTTGAGTGTCTGGAAACTCATTAAATACACAGGGCTGAGATATTCCTATTGCAATTGATGGCAATACCCCCATAGTTTCAGTGAGATTTGTCTTTACGTATTCTGATAAACGACGTTTTTGTCCATTATCATGGTTCAGACTTTTATACATTGTCTGTAATTGAGGGTTGATCGAATTGTGACGTGGGTCATATCCTAAAATTGGGCGTATGTCATTGGGACGAATCTGAGCTTGAAATGTCTCTAAGGACCCTACTTCCCCTTTGATGGCCGGGATTAATGTGACCAATGGACTATGTGAACTTGTCATGGAACCTCTTTTAAATATTTGGATTTGGTGGAAGGTCTAAACCTTCTAGCTTTAGAAAGGATAGGGGCGGATGCCATCCTAGATTTGTTATTTTATCTTTTAGGTATTGTGGCAACTCTTCTCCATGACGTTTGTATTCCTCTACTAATTCCTCTAACGTACAGAATCCATATTTTTCATTCCTATATAGGTCAATTTGTTCTTTGTCCCAATCAGTTTGTCTGTTGTACCAATCATTCCACGACTCTGTCGGTTTCAATTTTTTTTCTTCTTCTGCTAATTCTTCTTCTCGTTTGTATTCTTCCTCTAATTCTGCATAGTGTTTGATACTTTCTTTGACGCATTTTGTCTCAGTGACGTGGTCAGCTTCAGAACAATCACACCACCCACATTCCTCACAAACACCATGCCCAAACATAGGGCCACAACTTCCGCAATGTAAATCACCGCACATACATGTCATAATTTTTTCCTACTTTAAATATTTGGATTTGGATTTATTTGGATTTCTTCAGTGATGTTAAATACATTTGATTCATGCTCAGGAAATTCAAATTTAGCCGATTTTCTAAATTGAATGTCTGCTACCATTTCCGATAATGTTTCAATGGTAATCCAGTTAAATATTTCACCTTGTCCTTTGCAGAGTAGACATATAAGTTCGGTGGGAGTTGACCCTTTTCCATTACAGGTAAAGCAAAAATCTTTTATTTGGATTTCAATCATAAAACCTCTCTTAATTAAGAATCTTATGAATTATTGGAGCAAACAGCATTGAGATTCTTATCCTTAGCCATCGTCGATCCTCGTAACTAAGAAATTTATCTCGGTAAAAATACACTGCTGCTAGAGTGAATCCATTAATCAAGTCAGCATAGTTTTGGGCAAGACCATCTTCAGATCTATTATGGTAATTCAATATCAGTAATTCGAGCTCATCGACATCAAAGTTATTCATGACAAAGTCATTGATGAATGATGGCATCGGCATTGCTATTACCTGAAGTTACGGATTAGCCAAGACAGGAATCTTGGTTCTTGTGGCTCTAGCCACCATGTCTTTTGTACCTTTGCTACCGTCTAGATTATCATGGAAATATACCACTAAATCTGGGTGACCTTCATCAATCATTTGTTGATTTCTAATGGGACCAGCAGACCTATTGAATTCTTCCCATTTAGCTGGAAATTCAAGAACCTTCATCTTCATAGAGGTTGCCAAGTTTCCAGCTAAACTATCGGCTCCTTTGGCTGCTCCATGAATAATTACATCATTGGCTGGATCTAAGGTTTGTAGATAGTCTTGAATTTTTTGCCAATCTTTGTAGTAGCGATCACCACAAATTAAGATATTCATTACGATAGCTCTCTTTTAATACCTTTGGGGCCAAGTGCAAGATTGTAGTTAAAGTCATTAGGTGTTTTCCCATGAACAACATCCCAATACGCATGACTACTACATGAGTGACTACAATAGGTTGCCTTATATCGACCATTGGCTACCCGGCGTTGACGACTCTTTGCTTGAGGAATTGTTAAGACATAAGTTTTATTGCAGTAGAAGCATGTTAATTCAATAGTCTCTTCCTTTGGACGACATTCCGCACTACAATATTTTGGGTAAGATCCACCGCTGTATCCGCTATCATAAGATCTCTCCCTATAAGGGACAAGTGTTCCACATTTCGGACAAGGCGGACCTTTCTTAAGATGTGCTGGCAGTCTTGAATATGCTGCCTTGGTTGAACGTTGTTCCAAATTCTCACTTATAAGGATTTGGCGTACACGTTCTCTAGTTCTATCAACTGCTTGACCGATCTTGTCTAATGTCCAATCTGGATGATTAGTTCGAAGGTCAATTACCGTTTGTCTTGTCGTCATTTTTACTGTCCTTTTTAAAGGTTTGAGTCATTGGTTGCTTTAGTGAATATTCAAGAATGTTAGATTTTTCGCCTTTAACGATAGCCCAATATTCTTTACTTCGGCATGAGTGGCTACAATAGATAGCCTTATTTCGTTCTAAATCTCTGATAGCATCAGATTTCCGTAGGGTGATTATCTTTTTACAATAAGCACATGCCCTATCAACACGATAATAATCGCTACGGCAAATCTGATTACAATATACGGGATATGCCCCACTTCTGGATTGACCTTTGACCGTCTTGATAACATATGGGACGGGTGTTCCACACTGTTTACACGGTTGCCCCCGTTTTAAATGAATGGGTTGACGCGCATACACGGCTTTAGAGGATCGTGGTTCCATTCCCGCCTTTACGAGAATTTGACGCACACGTTCTCTCGTCCGATCAACTTCAAGCCCAATTTGGTTAAGAGTCCATTTTGGATTAGCCTTACGTAATTCTATAACCGTTGTACGTATGCGAATCGACTCTTCTGATTCAATCCCTTCAGGACGGCCCCGTTTGTTTGAATTAGTCATTAAGTATCCTTTTAAGTTGTTTTACCGTTATATTGGGACCAACCCAATCCTTGGGGCAGTGTTCCCCACAGCCTGTTTCAGGACAATCTTCATGGAGCCATACCTCAAATGGGACTTCTTCGTGTTGACTCTCACAAACCTTACAGTAGATCGATCCTAGCTCCCGTACATAAGGTAGTTGGCTTGAACAGTTCTTACAGTAGCATTCATTACCAGCATGAAGTGGATGTCCAGCCGTAAGTGTGTCGGTGTGATATGTATATGTTTCAGTGTTAATTGTCATAAGAATTCCTTTATTTAAAAGTATAGGTTCTAGGATTCGCTTTAAGTTTATTGAAGCCTGCACCAGATGGATTAATCCATAATCTATATGCTTCTTTACGAGCTTGATTTCGAGACGAACAAATCATGATGGCATAAAGAATATCCTTTGGCAATTGACGATAAGTCATGGCCCAAGGAGAATGAAGCGGATAGGCTTCAACATAGTCCCGGTCTTCATGATTGTATTGAAATATGAGAAATGGTTTGTTCATGATATTTGTCCAATAAGTCTATCGCTAAGATATCTCCAAGTCAAATGCTGAGTGAAAGCTGAACCGCCTTGATGTCCCACCATAAATCATTTTCAGCTAAACATTCTTTAAAGGTTTTTCCTTTATAAGAGTCAGACTTTATGCCCCGGTCCGGGTCATTATAAAGCCGTAGATAAAGTGGGAATTGTGGAGAATAGTCCCACTGTTTTTCCCTCTGAGCATTCCAGATAGTTGGATACTGAATCTGAATATCCTGATCATCCCATAAATCAACTCGTAGGTTTATAAAGGACTCGTTAGAGCGCCCTTCTCGACGTTCATGACGTAAATCAGTTGCAGGACTGTCCATATACTCATCTATTAAATCTCGAATCTCAAGATCAGAATAGCCAAGTTTCACATATTTTTGAACATTGAATCCTGCTGGAACTCTTGGAGTTACGAGTGGTGCAAACTGCTTATAAACCAGTTGGGCTGCTTTGAGTTGTGCATCTTGTGCAGAATCAGCGGTTATAGATCTATGTAAGAAGAAAGAGTCCGTAGTAGGATGTGTCTCATTGTCATGTGTCAGTCCTACGACATATTCATAAGCCTTATTGGGCCAATAGGTATTTCCATCAATACGGAATCCTAGGTCTACGGCTCGTTCACTTAAGACTTCATTACTTTCTAAGGTTATTAATTGCATTTACTTTTTCTCCTCGTATTTTTTGACCATGCTGGACCATTCCTTCCTATCAAATATGTGAGTTGTAGATTCAACAATACATTTTTGGAACATTTCTTCAGTCATTACTTCAGTGGACAGAGGTCGATCTGGCATACGTTCCCCAAATCCATCTCTATCAATAATCATGATTCCATACAGACCAGCCCATTGAACCCCGGTTTTGAGCTCATCAGCCATTAGATAACTCCTGTTATCAAACAGACAAATGTAGTCCATACACCAGCCATGATTATAAAGTTTGTGACCATCATCCAAGGGTTAAAAATCTTGTTCATAGTGTTAATCTCCTTACTAACCTACAGTCTTCATCTCTACCGTGATACATGGCTTCACCATCACCCACTTCTGCGGCCTCGATTATGAAGGCTCCACACGCTCCACACCTGTCACCATGATGGATGCATTCATCGCTATCTAAAGCTACCCCATTCACATCAACCTTACCGCAGTCGCAGTCCAATAACTCTTCCCCCACATCAAGCTGGAGTAGTCCAGCCTGATAGCCAATCTCCCGACCAAATGCGCTTTTAAATGCAGTAATATTTTTTAATGGGCCGGACAGATCACTACCAGATAGATGCCAAATATCATATGGCAGTTCTGCCGGGTTTTCATTGGGGTAGTGATACATCACACCCTCTTTGAGATAGGTGATTAAATCCTCTAGCGTGTTGCGTGGAATAACCCAATCGGCAGCTAATGCCCCTACTAGGGATTCGTCCACCCCTAGAGTTATCAGGTTGTCTTTATCAGATCTGAATTGAAGCTCTGCAAATAGAGCCTCACAAATGGCTATCTTATCGGACGGTTGCACTGGCATTTAAGACTCCTTTTCCAATCTGTTCAATGATTCCTACTACCAAGGCATTGCCCATCAAAAAGGCTCTTTGCCCATCAGTAATGTTTTTGTCAGGACAGCCCTCAAGACTGGTCCACTCATCAGGGAATCCATTAAGACGTTCCAATTCAACAGGAGTTAATCGACGGTAACGACCATCTTCTGTTTGAATGACATGCTTGAACCGGGATGGGGATGTTCCACCCTCACCTGTCACTATCGTGCGAGAGGGCCGATTTAAAGCGTCTGGGAAGGTTACAGCCCCCTCAGAGTACTCCCAAGCGGTTCCTGTCTCCTTATGGACTCTCTGCTCTTTCTTAGACCCTTTGAGGTACTCCCATCGGCCTAGTTTCTCTTCGGGGATGTAAAAGTCCTCTGGTATGACATTTTTGTCTTGAAGAATCATTTCAAGAGTCTTTTGTGGGCCTCTATAGACTGGTTCAATCTTCACAGTCCAAACATTCCCACCATAGGCTATACCGACATCCTTAAAGGGGGAGGTTTTAGACACTTTATGGATTCCATCCCATACAGTGGATACAGCATGAAGATAGTTAGAGATGTCCTCAATTATTCCATTGCTATCTGTTTCCCACGGTTCTGGTAGGAGTTTAAAGGCACTGGAGTTTCCCTTTTGATAGTAGGGAAATTCTTTTCTAAGAATGTTTCGATCAGCACGAGAATTATCATTAGCCCGTTTATAGGCCAATATGAATACACGCTTACGGCTCTGAGGATACCCATAATCCCCTGCATTGATTACCTGCCATTCCACCACGTAGTTCAAGGCATTGAAACACGCTAGGATAGTGGCGAAATCTCTCCCACGGTTATTAGTGGGAGTAGAGAGTAATCGACTTACATTCTCTAGTAGCACATAGGTAGGATTCTTTTCTTGTAAGATTCGGAAAATTTCCCACCATAGGACACCCTTCTTGCCTTGAATCCCCGCAGATTGATTAAGCGGTTTCGCTACGGAGTAATCCTGGCAGGGGAATCCACCAACGAGCAAATCATGATCGGGTAGGCGAGAGGCGTTAACATTACATATGTCTTCATTGACGAACCCATCATCACCGAATTGATGACGATAGACCTCAGCGGCCCATTGCTTTGTTTTATTAGGTTCCCACTGGTTACTCCAAGTGACATCCCATCCGGCCTTTTCTAGACCTAATCGGAATCCACCTACTCCAGCAAAGAGTTCGATGCACTTGGGTTGAGTTGTGTGTTGCATGTACAGGTTCCTTTATTTAATATATTTAAATGATACTTAGTTAAGGTCGCCAAGTCAATAGTCTAAATTGCATCCACCATCTCTGCGTTAGACAGATTCAATACCGTCTTTGTTAGAGTCTTGAGGGCATCTTGCAAGGAGCATCCTATTGCATAGCCCAAATTAACAGGGACTGCATTTCCAATCTGTTTGTAAGCACTGGAGCGAGAACCTTCGAATTCCCATTCATCAGGAAAGGTTTGGATTCGGGCATACTCACGTACAGTAAGTGGTCGAGTTTCATCAGGGTGACAACGTTCTGTTTGCGTCTGAGCTGGAGAGCATGTCAGCGTGAGGCTTGGTTCATCCCAAGCTAATCTACGGGCATATCCAGTTCTGCCACCGCCACCATAAAGGCTATTCTTCATGTATTCCACTTGGATATCTTCAGGTAGGCTTTTCCAGTTTTTACCTGGTTCAACCATATCCATGATTTCAGATTTTCTTTGAGAATAGACCGGTCCTTCAGATTGAGTAACATCGGTGTCATAAAGCTTTCCAGCTTTTAAGGCATCATGTAGGGTGAACATTTCATCAAGAGGCTTTGGGTATGTGAAAGACGTTTTTTCGATGAGATCCTTCCGTATTCCTACCAAGACCAAACGTTCTCTCCGTTGAGGTACACCATGTTGTACCGCCTTTAAGACCGTTGGCTCAACCAATGTATATCCAAGGTCATCAATGACGTTAGTTATGGTTTCCAGTGTCTTCCCACCATCATGGGACAGTAGACCTATGACGTTTTCTGCCACTATGAACTTAGGATTAACCTCTTTGACGGCTCTAGCAAATTCATAGAACATAGTCCCTCGAATATCATCAAAGCCTAATCGCTTTCCAGCCATAGAAAAGGCTTGGCATGGGAATCCACCAGCCAGTACATCAACTAGGTTATGGTACGGAGTGAAATCTATGGTGGAGACATCACCCTCTACGACATTCCAATCAGGACGATTCTTTCGGAGTGTGGCACATGCGTCTTTGTTGAATTCATTCAACAGGCAGGATTTGAACCCGGCTTTTTCAAGACCTAAGGCGAGTCCACCTGCACCGGCGAAAAGTTCTAAAACGGAATAGTGTTGCATTATTTTATTTCCTCTAATGTAGTTTCATATTGTTTGGTGATACTCCAATTGCCGATGCCATTGGTTAGAGAGGACCACCCACGCTCTCTGGCAATTCTCTCCGCATCTTCGGGAGAGTCAGCAACTATGTTGACTACTTCAACGATGGTCATTTCAAGTTCTACGTTATACTCAGGCATTAAATTTTATCGGCTCCAAACAAGTCTCGAATTTCGGTCAATGTCCTAGCAATTCCATCGAATATAGAGTGTTGAAAATTCCTTTCATCAGCCCTAAATTTCTTCACCAAGTCTTCAGCATTGGTATCAAAGCCCTCAACTAAGAGGGCATTGATATCGATGTACGCTAGTTTAAGTAGATTTTTTTCGTCAGTCATTAGGCCACCTCTTGGGCTATAAGGTTTCCAAGGTCTTGACCTTGAGACGCTTTGTAAGCTATCACTACGCCTCGATGTTGAGCGACAAACTGAAGACCATTGTCTTTAACGATTATGATGTCATTCTTACGAGCCTTAGGTTTAAATCCCTTGACCGTGAACATCGTCCCATTGAAGTTGAACCTTGCTCCAAGCATTTCCAATGGCAAATCATACAGTTTGGCATATTTTTTGTAGTCAGCTTCGGCCTCAGTTTCACCATTGACGGCACTGAACAATTGTAGCTTCACATCGAGTTTGTCACCGTTATATCCAGCCGTACTTCTTGTAACTTTAATGTCGGGGTAGTTCGCATCCAAAAATTCTTGTACTACCCCTTCGATGCTGGTTCGGACTTCCCTTGCTATGTCTCTAGTAAATTCCATGTTAGTAGTAATGTTCCTCTTTAAGATTTTGATTGAGATCCTCAGACAGAACCCATGTCCGAAAATCTTCGCCAGTGAGTCCAGTGATATCTTTGAGAAAGTTATCTAAACTTTCAAAGAGTTCCTCAGACGTTGGATTAATGAGCTCACCAAACCCGTCTGTTTCCATATCGGGTTCAGCTCCCATTTGTCCGTAGCACTCTTTCAGCAGTTGGACTGCGTGGGCTAGGGCAGAAGTGTTGCCAGTAGTTGCCATCGATGTACCTCCGTGTTTTTGATTACTAAGTAACTTTACCACCTACTAAGGTCTAAGTCAAGTACTTTGGCAGACCAATTTCAAAATTGGATGAAATTGGATTTAAAGGGGGCGGATGCCATCCTAGAAAGGATACTAGTGACACCCATTATCAACCTTGTCTGCCCAGCCACTATCGTATGCGACAGGGAACATGCATAGCCCTGTACGCCCCGCAGATACCTAAAATGTACCCTTTAAGGGTAGTGGCGATAGGGTGTCCCTAAAATCCCCCCTAGGAGGAATTTAGGTTCACTGAGCTATCATGGTTGGGAGGTTGAACCCCGGTTCAAAGCCTACAGTGTAGGGGGAGTATCCTCGTCCAAATCCGATTCAGATTGGATGAGTTTCTCGTAATTTCCAGTGAAGTAAGTAACCAGTTTATCTAGATTCTGAGCGTACTCTTGAAGAGTTTGGATTCGCTCTTGGTATCCTTTTTCTCGTTCTTCTGCTTCGACCTTCCACTCCTTTAGCGCGGTGTATTGCTCAAGAAGTTGGGATCCTGCGGTGAGGCCGTTTTGCATCTGGCTGAGAATGTCTGGTTGGTCACCTGTTAGGTAGTTCTGACCCTGAATAGATTCTACACTGGTAGGGATAGAAAAGGTAGGCTCTATCGGTTCGAGTGTAGCGTATTGGACCATCACATTCCAGTCATAGACGATTGCTGCCCGGTTCATTTTAATTCGCTGATGCAGGTCTTCTATCTCTTTACTGCGTCTTCCCCATCTTGGGATGTCATTGATACTGTTCTTGCTTAGAATCTGCTTAATCGTGTCCTCAGAGCGTCCGTAGAGGATAGATAGTTCATGCACAGTTTTCCCATTGGGGTTTTGGCGGTAGATGGTTAGATAGAAGTGTTCTTCATCTATTGTCAGTGGATGTACATCGTCAAAGTGAGCTTTGTTCTGAACGGCGTTATCTAAAGACATCTCCCTTGCCGTAAGTGGGTCAGTGGAACATCCACGATAATATCTACATGTGTGAGGAAATGGGTCTGCACTTGCCTTGTGATGGGAATCAATGTTTATCCCAGTTCCATATTTATTTGTTTGGACCTCTTTACCTGCCATAGCATCCTCATGTTGTCTATCTAATCTATCTTGTTTATGGACTCCGGACCTTCGCTTCCCAAGTTTGATTTTGTCTTGTTCATCCATCTCTAAGATAAGATGATTTTGATTTGGACTTTGCATCCCTACCACCTCTTTTTAATTTAAAGTTTTGTTTTTAACGTTTGCACTTAATTCGGTGTGCATCTTCTTTACCGCACTTAATACTTCTGAGATACCATTTATTGGACATTCACTTTTATGCTCTCTAGCATTGTCCTGTTTCCAATTAGGGATCCCCTCACCACAGAAACGGCACAAGATATGTCCATCTTCCACATCGACTGTAAGGCAATTAAAAATAACTTCTTTATTTGCTAGCAGAGATTTACGAGTTAAATCTGCCCATTGTTTTAAGAAGTCTACAACCTCAGAGCCAATAGATTCATTTAATTGTTCTGCAATGCTTGATGGGATATTAAATCCGTCTATACTATCGTTCATTTTTATTTTTTAATCTCCTATTTAATTATTTATTCTTCCCCCTATAATATTAAATTAACCACGCGTACCGGGACTTTTCTCATCTAATGGCATCGATGGTAATGTGGGTAATGGTTCTTCAAATCCGGCATACAAAAAATCAACTTCATCTGGTTTGATATTTAATTCTTTCAAGATTTCATTCTGAAGGTTCATAGGGATTTGATTCCTCGAATCATCCTTCCATTCAACAAATTTTTGGCGCACTTCTTCGAGTGCTTCATCGTTTTCTATTGGTAATGTTAATAACATCATATCGTTTAACCCACCAAAGTGTTCTATCCGATATAGTTCAGCCTCTTTAATCGCTATCAATCTATCGTAATACCCACTATCTTCCGGGGGGTTCCAATTAGTTATACCATCTCTATAAAGGTTAAGACTTAGACCTATCATCCTAGAGACTACATAGGATTGATGATATCTATTTCCAGTAGAATCATTCAGTTCTCGAATCTCATTCGTCCCCATCAGGATCCGGATATATAGATTGCTGGTTTTATTGAATTGGGTTAGGGATTCCATAACCATGACCCGTTCATCAAGAACAGGTTGGACCATGGGAGTAGGTGTAGGAATCTCTGGCGGGGTATTAGTACAACCTATTATACCAATACCAACCATAAGGATAATAACCATAAGGATATGATTCATAACCATAACTTCAGAACCATAACCATAAGTAAGACCATAACCATAAGGTAAGGCATACTTACAGTAGTAGGACTATTTTGTAATCCTACTTGAATCCTTCTATCATCCCCCCATCCACACCACCTCACTCAATCCTATAGCCCCTATAGCCCCAAGTCAATAACTATTTACTTTCTTGTACTTTGTCTTTATCTTAACAAAATAGGAAATACATCGGAGAATACCTAGAATATACCATCTAGTTTATTGCCACTTTTATAATTTATAGTCAAGGCCACGAGAACCCATCGGCTCATGCTCATACGGCCCCGACAGCCAGAGGCTAAAACCATAGGCTATCGGCTCCAATGTGCCATTGGGTCCGAAGCCCCGGTTTTGTGGCCTTGGGCGCTCCGACGACTACCCGCACCACCCGTAACTATCCGCCGGAGCCTAAGGGAAAGATGATCGAGCTCACGGTCCACAAAAAAAGACCCGGCACCAGGGATGGTGTCGAGTCTTTTTCAGGAGATATGTAGTATTAGTTAGAGGCTATCTGTTCTATTCGCCTGCCATATAGCATTGGCAAACCCACGGGGTGTGGCAGACCGTATGTTCTTGGTCTTAAGGGATTTCCCACCCAGCTTCAGGTGTTGTGGGGAATACTTATAGTCGGTAGGTAGTTCCACAGGTTTCTTCTCTGGCATATGGAATTCTATTTGATGACCATTCTTTACCCATAAGCATGTCTTCTTGGTATAAGCATCTCTGGAAGGTATAAGGTCATAAGGGGATTCATCATCCGCCGGAAGATAACCACCATATTCATAAGGGTGGAAAGTGTAGTCAGGTTTCCGCCATTCAGAACTTATGACTGAGACGGGATTCTCAATCATACAGGGAAGATCATAACCATAAGCAAGATTACCAGCAAAATAAACCATATCCATAGCCTTTTGTCGGTATAAGGGGTCAATCATAAGCTTCTTAGCGAAGTGAGATGCACCAGAGACAGCCAAGTCAGTACAGGGCGGGAAGCTGAATAGCATCTCCACCCTATAGTCTTGGACTAGTCTGGCGATAATGAGGTTCCAGTCCTGATAGTCCCCAGAGACTTTGACGGGGTTCGCCCCTGCCATTAGTTGGTCAGGTATGGGTACGTCAGGATGCTGGATATCAAAGATGAAGCATTGGTATCCGTCCTTTACCCAAGGTTCTACCATTGCTCCTGTTAGATCGAATAAAGACAATACAGCTTTCATACAGTTCTCCGCCGTTTCGGTTTGGTCACTATCTAATTATACACCCGCAGATGTTCCAAGTCAAGACCCAATCTGACGACATCAGCCGCACAAGCTGCCTGGGACCTTAAGGAAAAGATGATCTGCCGCTCCGGCAGGTCCCAATAAAAAACTCCGGGGTCAAGGCCAACCCCGGAGTTTATTTTTGTGGAAGTTACAGTGGAGATGTAACTTCGACAATGATTATAGCATAGTATCGTTAGTTGTCATCCTATTTAATATTCGATTCCGTTCATACTCTAGATGGTATTCGCAAAGGGTACGTTTATATTCAATAGGTTTACTGCATCGCACACATAAACCATTAAAAGGACGCTGTGTGCGCTTTTGTCGGTTCTTGATGGACTGCATATAATGGTGTTCACATAAAGCATAAACATGTCCAGTACCGGGATTAATATATTTATTCCGGGGACACCATAAGCATGTCCCTGTCGTCTTATATTTAATCCTTGTCGCATTCATTATATGCCCACCCCTTCCCAGTAGCATCCAAGAACACGACATCAGCAACTTCAATAGGTTTACCATCATGCATGAAGGTGTCACTCTTGTAGGGATTATAACTGATATGACCAATACATTCCAGATCTCTTGGACCTTCCATCATGGCCTTGAATGTACCAGCGACCTTGGTTTCACCCCGGACGAATGCATGTACATTCTTACGTTGCTCTCGTAGCACCTTTGCACGGCCTGCCGGACGTACTACAAATTTGGCATTATGGATAGCAATGAAATCAACATGGTTCACCACTCTCCCGGTTTTGGTGTCACGGACAGACCAACAATTTTTATGTAAGTTGCGATAAACTTCGACTTTCATGGTTTAGATCCTTTCGTTTAATAGGGCAGTTTTATTCACTTCGGCCTTGAAACACCACTTGCATTTTTCGCAGGTGGTTTTGGTTATGCCATTCTCAGTGGGACAGACTAGGTTACCATTGACCCGTTTGACCACAGCAAAGCGATTGTCACGGAACACAACGTGAGTATCAGGTTGCACGAGATGGGAATCATTATCATCCACCATCATAAAGGCAGTGCGGTATCCGTCCCATAGGGTAGGGTCAGGATATCCCGTATCACGGTCACAGGACAGCAATAGGGTCATGTTTGGGAGATTGGCTAGTTCTTGTAGGCATTCCACCATTTCAGGCATACGCCAAGACCGAGTATAAGCAAAGAATTGGATATTAGGATTTTCAGTCATAAGCTTAATCCAAGCATAAGCATAAGACGGGTCGAAGAAATCACCTGCGACGTGTAGACGCATCACATCTCCATCGTGAATCTTAGCAGGCAGTTCGAAGCTATCCCCATTGTCGAGTGCCTCTAGGACTGCGACGTAAGTATTCTGATGGGATTTCAGGACAGTGGGCCGACGCTTGTATATCTTTAATACGTAGCACTTCCCATCTGGGCCTGCACAGGCGGCAGACATTCCACCACATGTTTCGACTGCTGGAATGGACATATTCCAGATGTTGCCAAGCTTCATATTTTTAGGTTGGACTTTAAGTTGCATCTCATTGCTCCTCAGTTGGTATACATCTAATGATACTCTCATTGGGGTCCGATGTCAATACCCAATTTCCGAGTGATCTGGGTCCCTGGTGGCTTAAGGAAAAGATGGATCCGCGGCATAAAAAAACCAGGGACCTTAATCCCTGGTTTCTAGAGCGGCCCATTTGGAGTCAAGCCAATTTCGAGGACTCCGAAATGATTCTGTCCATTCTTTGCGACAGGGCAGACACATCTGTCGTGTCTCAAAGACTTTTGCCTGCGGATGGATAGCGAAGTTACTTCGACAGACACAGCAGTTCTTACGCTTCCACATGTTGCCCCACAAGTATGGTTTTATCGTGGTTAGGTTTATTGGCTGGGTTCATTTCCATAATCCAACCTTCACAGCAAGCATGAGCATCAGCGGCATCATCAAAGGATTCATATGGGCCATAGGCTTTGTATCCTTCAGTTAAATTACCTTCCATCATTATAAACATCTAGTTTTTCTCCTGTAAATTTATCGTAGAGTGGGCCTTGAGGGGGAACGCAGTCACATCGACGTTCTACCCATGAGGCAAAGCATACGGGACAACTGCCACAGTCTAGGCATATCCAATCCCCGGAAATGAATGAACCATCAGGCATAAGGTCTACTACATCATACCCCTCTGGTTCCTCCCATTCAAACTTCTCGTGGCATTTATCACAAGTAATATAATTAGTAGTCATTATTCATCTCCGGTGATTTCTTTCATTTCGGCATAGTTGGTATTAAAGTCCTCTATGCCTTCAGGACTAGAATAGTATTCCGCTAGATGTGATTTAACGTAATCTTCTAATGCTGACACATCCATAGCGTCAACGATAAATTCTACAAGTTCACCTATCTGTAATTGTTTTGTTACGTCAGTCATCAGCTAGATGCGTATCCAGTGAATAGGTATTCCGTGTCGGACAGGGAGATGCACAGAGCTGGCCCCCACTTCTCCTGATAGATGTTGTGCATCTTCTGGATGTTGAACTTCGGGTAGAGTGCCTGTAATGGCTCTAGGTCGGGTAGACCGTAGCTGTCATACATGACTCCTTCCAGTTGTTCTACCATTTTCCTAACTGAATCTCGTCTCATTCCTTTTGGACGAATGAACTCCACGAAGTCATTCTTCTCTGCGATGGTTCCAGTGTAACCCGCATGACCATGATCCCATTGTGCTTTTTCGACTAGCTTATCGAAAGCGTGTTGGGCAGTTTTGCCTTTGCCTATGTTTAGAAATGATTCTGCACCCATGTATGTTCTCCTTTGTTTTAGTGTTCTTTAATAATACACCTATTATCTGTCCAAGTCAATACCATGCCCATATTCGAAATTCACCACCTCCACCACCTCCACCACCGGGCGCTCCGGCCGCTAAGGAAAAGATGATCGGCGGAAGAGATGGACCTTCGAGTAAAAGAAAATCCCCAGACTGCTGCCCGACAGTCCAGGGATTCATAAGGAGGTGATGTGGAAATGTTCTACACTAAAGTACCTTAACTAAAGGAACCGTTGTTGACATCTCTTCCATCTCCGTGATGACGATGTTGGTGGTATTGCCCATATCCTTGAGGCGATGGGTCATATCCTTATCGCCCCAAGACCAAAAGTCTGGGTGGACTTCATCATCATCCGTTGTAACGATACCAGTGATTGTGACCTTATACACTTTCATTCAGTTGACCTTCCTCCTGAAGCTTTGCACGGGCATCTTCTCGGTATTGATAGGCAACTTTTTCAATGTTGTAAAAGTTCCGTAGGGCTGGGTCATTGGCAAGATATCGCAGGTCTTCAAGGTCAGATGGCTCTCGGAACCGAATGTCCTGTTCAGCGTCTAGGACACGTTCAGCAATGGACAGGGCTTTGCCTAAGATATATAGGTCGCGGGGTGTAAGTTCCAATTTCATTCGATTGTTCATGGGTTCTCCTTTTATTCTTCTTCCCCGAAACTTAGGTGTCCGGGGCCATTCCCTTCTGGGTCTTGATTGACTTCGACAGTGTAGGTTTTCTTCCCTACTTTGATGGTAAAGGTAGGCCATAGTTCACCCTCACCGAGAGTGAGGTGGAAATTTGTGATTTTGCCTCCTACCAGTACGGAGTAGTATTCGGTTAAATACTCGACCTCCGCCTGCCGTCGTTGTTCTTGCTTGGTTGTCATGGGCATTACTCCTTTGTTTTTTGACTTATAAGTATGATAACATAACCATAAGCATAAGTCAAGACCTATAGGTTTTTGAATCCTTCGAGGTCTTTGTATGGAAGGGCGTTCCTGACCTTAATGATGAGGTTGAAGGCAAGGTTACCTGTGCAGTCTGCGTTGGGGCATCGGTAGCTGTCACCACTGTCGTCAACGTAGTCCTCTCCGCAGTAGGGACAGTTCTCGTTGTTGTCGTGGATGGAGGAGACAGTGTCAAGTAGGTCTACAACAGCGTTGTGTAGGTCACGGACAGTTCCTTGGTCGAAGGTCAGTACTTTTGCTCGGTTCATGTCGGGCACTCCTTTAATTAATCTACTTCTATACTACTCCTATTCTTGGCC